CCTGGTACAGCTCCATGTTTAGAAATTAATTCTGGAATTGATGGACCCAAGGTAGTTTTTTGTCTTATTGTTTCATCAAATAAAATTACTCCCCCAATAAAATCTTTCATAGCACTTGAATTAAAAAGAGTTTGTCTAAAATTTAGTCTATTTTTTTCTATGTTTTCAACATTTATACTTTTAAATCTTTTAGCTATTGTTCCAGTACTTTCATCTGCAGCAAGAATACCTTTTCCTTTCCTTACCAACTTTTTAGCAGTTTGTGTAAGTTCTTCTTTATACTGTTCTAATGTCATGATTGATCAAATTTAAAATCTTTGAAAGACTTCTTCGGTTTTTCCTTAAAATTATACTCTTCATCTTGCCCACTGTCAACTATATCTTCTTGAGCACTTTGCTCACAATCATACAATCTCATCTTAGCACGATCAATACCAACAACAAATCTTTTAAAGACAGTAGGATCGTTATACCTATTCTTCAATTGCTTTACCATTATCTGATTTAACCCTTCCAACTCTTCTGTAGAAATAAGGGCAAACATAAGGTCAGCAGTAGCAGGGAGTCCAAAAGACTCAGAGGTGTCAGTAAGGTCCACATCAGAACTAGCAAAGCCGCTACGAGTAGTTTGAGTGGCAGATACAATCGGAAGGTTCGCCTCAACTGCGAGACCCCGTAATTCTTCTGCGATTGCTTTGATGTACGAGTAGGAGTTGACGTTACTTCCTGCTCTGTATCGGGATGAAGCACAGATATTCAAATAATCTATGAATATTATATCAGGTTTAAATGACTTTTTCAATGCTAACTCTTGTAGCAATGCTTTAAAGTGACCACTATGTGCAGACGCAGTAGGATATTCTTTAATGATAAGAGTTCCTTGTGTCTTCTTAATAAGATTTTCTACCTTTGTATTAAACATAGGTTTAGGTAGATCTGTTATATCTTGTATATTGATATTAAGTAAGTTAGCATCAATCCTCTCCGCAATCTTCTCCTCTGCCATTTCAAGAGTGATGTAGAGAACATTTTTTCCCTCGATGAGAGCACCGCTAGCCACATGACACATGAAAAGAGACTTTCCAACCCCTGTGCCAGCAAGAGCAATGTTGAGAGTTTTATTTGGTAAACCCCCTTTCGTAATTTTATTAAAATGTTCCAGATCAAAGGGGATCCGATCTTCTTTCTTGTGGTATGAGTCAAACCTTTTCTCATAGTCATTTAGATAATCATGTCCTATGTTATTATCAAATGATACTGCTAGAGCCTCAGATAAAATATCAGGAATAGAATCTCTAGTCTTCTTCTCATCCTTACCATCAGCAAGTTGAATAGATTCCATCAATGCTAAGTATATAGCACGATCCCTGCACCATTTTTCAGTAGAATCTACTAACCATTCTATCTCACCAATCTCATTATCAAGAGATGAAATTATATCACTTATATCCCTAAAGGAAGTATCATTAATATCACTACGTTTCTCTACCTCAATGTAAAGTATTTCTTTAGTTGCTAATTTATCATATTTTTGAAGAAAAGAACTTACCTCTTGATATATAATCTTTTGATTCTGCTCTTCAAAGTATTCATCCTTGATGAATGGAACTACCTTTCTAGCATACTCTTCATTATATAATAAGTTTCTGAGAATTAATAATTCAATTCTCTCCATAACTAAATTCCTTTTGTGCTATTTCATCAAGGGCTTGCATTACTTCGTCAGTAAAGTAGGTGTCTGGATCTGAAAGGATCTGTTTTGCGTATATCTTTTTGCCTCCAATCTCATATCTTCCTGCGACATTCTTCCAGAGTCCCCCAATCTCACCCAGTTCCAGTAGACCATAGTAACGGTCAAGACCACGAGAATCATAAAATAGACGTATTTCAACAGTCTTATTCTCCTTACTTAAACGTGATTTGTGAGTCTTTGCTTTGATAATGTTTCCGATGACTTCTTTTCCATCCTTCTCTTTCTTCTTGCTGAGATATATGATTGTACTCGCTGCGTACTTGAGACCGCTGCCTCCTCCCATTTCTTTTGTAGGAACGTAAGAACCAATGACATCGTAGGTGTGGTTTGTGACTATAAGTGGAATGTTTGCTTGACCAAGTTTGAGAGTAAGCATTCTGAATGCACCTTTAACAAGTTGGGATTTGGTCATATCCCTAACCTGCTTATCATCTAAGGCATCCCTGATCTCTTTCTCTGTAGAAAGCATACCCAAGGAGTCTAACACAAACAAACAAGGTTTGCGTTCATTTGCGTCCTTCTTAAGATATATATCTACTGCCTTAAGTGCATTAGTTCTAAACTCTTCTATTGTTACAACATTAATAACAACTAATCTATTTAAGTCAATTCCCCTATCTGCCAGAAGAGACTTGTTAACAGCGGCTTCAGTGTCAAAATATAAGCAGTAACCGTCAGGATTACTATCAAGGAAGTTCTTAACGACAGCGAGACTGAAAAAAGTTTTTCCAGTGCTAGACTCACCAGCAATAGCAGTAATCTTGTTCCCAGATACACCACCAAATATGCTACCTGAAACCAATCCGTTAAAGATGTACGAACCTGTGTCCACAAATCTTTCAGTTTCGTCAATATCGGATGCGAGTTGGGTGTACTCATTTCCTATCTCCTTGACTATTTCTTTTAAAAAATCCATTAACTAAATCCTCCACGGTAGAGCACTGTTTGAAAAAGTTTATTGCCCTTATGAACATTTTCTTCCCAATCAGATGCTGAATTTTCATCAGCACTATCAGAAATATACTTCCAACTTCTGAAAGTAACTTCTTCTTTAAGGCAAGTCTTAGCAATAGCATATGCTTCCATGTCTACAATATCACAAGCAATCTCTGGTTTAGATGTTGCAAATTTGTCTCCACTTCCACAGACTATACCATGTTCACCTATTAGTATACCATCCTCAAAGGGTGTTTGTCCAAGCTCACACTTTAATGCCCTTGCATCCATGTCTCTATCAACATACCCTGTCACCTCAACAAGTCCTGTGATATCACTCACAGAACCTGCTGAACCAAAATTAATAATAAATTTGTGTCCATCATTAATTGCTTTCATTGTAGCAATGGTAGCATTCACTTTACCACATCCACTCAAGTAAATTTTATACCCCTGTATCCCTTCAGCTTCTTCAGGAAGAGCAATAACAAGTGCTGCCATTAAATAACCATCCCGTGAGATTCACGAAGAATTTTCTTATAAGGACCACCAGGATTTTCATCTCTTGTCTCCTTTACTAATTTAAGTTTCTGATATAACGAAGTATCTCCACCAAGAGTTAGTGCTCTAACTATAGTGGCAAGTTCTTTGTCGTTAATAGGTAAATCCATTTAAGTAAAAAAGTCTTCTAGGGTTACTGTTTTTTCTACATTCCAACCAATCGCATCAAGAATGATTTTGAGTGGTTCTAAGAAAGATTTGTTAAATTGTAGATCGTAGTCAATGTATCTGTCAAGACCAATTTCATGAGGGAAATCCTGAATAAAGGAGATAATATTCTCATGAATAATATTTGGTTTCTTTAGATAACAGAACTTGATCTTCTCACCATTCTGAATGAGAGAGTACTTATTATCCAACTTATGTTTTTTGACATAGTGGTTGTATAATAATGCACCACGTATATGTATGGGAGTTCCTTTTGCATATATTGTAGCATGTGCTTTGTATTTTTCTACATCAGATGCGGATCGAGGAAATGATATATCCTCTGGTGGAAGTTTTCTAAACTCCTTACGAGACTTCTCAATAAAGTCAATTACTTCATCTTCTGTTCCATTCATCATTATCTTAAGAGCATCCTTAATCATAGTACGACAAGGTGCAGGTGTAGAAGATTTGACTGCCTCAATACCCATCATCTTAAGTTTGGGTTCTTCATATCTTACACCCTCACTATCCCATACATTGAGAATGTATCTCTTCTTAGCAGTCCATATACCACGTTCAGCAATGTTCTCCCTCTTCATCTGCATCTTTTGGTCATAGGCACTCACGTAATTGGCCAACGCTTGGTAAGAACCCTCAATAAAAGGCTCAAATTCAGTTTCACACACCTTGTTAAGGAACCCAACAACGCCCTCATTAGTTTTCTTTCTTCCCTCGTATACACGGTCAACCAAAGGACCAAGATTAAGGTAGATAGAATCAGTATCCGAAGCAATAACATAATCAACACCCTCAGTTTTTAAGATCTTATTGACCTTTGCGTTCATTTTATTTTCTATCCAACGTATGGATACTTGGCCAGACAAAGTAATTGCTTCTGCGTTAGCAAGTTTGTAATACCTAAAGTACTGATTGCCGATAGCACCATAAGCACTATTAAGGGCAATCTTCTTCGCCATCTGGATATTGTTACACCTAGCAATCTCTTTGGTAAGTGCGTTGGATGGGTTCTTCTCATACTCTTGTTTTGCAGCAAGCATTCTCTTCTTAAATACTACTCTATCACCATACATCTTATCCATCAACTCTGGAAGAAATCCTCTTATATCTTTCCTATACTGTGCTCCATTCGCACACGTTGCATAATCAGGATTAAAATCTTTTATCTCCT